TAATAACGCAAACAATGCAGCAAAAACTAACAATGCTTCTGAAGAAGCTGACTTAACTAACCCTGTAGATATACGTACTAATGACATGTTAAGTACCAACAAGGAAGGTGCAGATAATAATGCAGTCAAGACCTTGCAGAATATTCAGAAGCACGTTAGTGGAACTGACTTGTTACGATTATTAAATGATGCGTTATCAGAATCAGACTTAAATCCAGTTAAGGATTTAAAAACTGCAAAAGCATCTTTAAATAAGTTAGCAGCTGCTGATGTGATTGAACTAAATAAAGTTCTTATGCGAAAAGAAATGAGTTATACTAAATAATCATATTCACGTTATGACATCTATCGACTCATACCATCCTTAGGTGCATAACACGTTGGACTAGCAATAGCTCAACAAAAGATAAGACCACCTTTAAGGTGGTCTTTCTTTTTTGTATTGTACCCCTACAATACGATTTCACGTATAAGTGTCTATCACTCATCCTTTATTACTAATAATGTGTGCTAAACACAAGTCCTAAGATTGAAAGCTTTACCTTTCTTTATCTTATTACTTAGACCAGCGCTTTACTGGTTTAGTATGAGTATAACAAAATTTTTTTTTATTGTAAATTGATAGTTTTGTCGTGCATCCATCGCTAGCGCAATACCGCTCATCGTAATTCTTTTTAGGTTTTCGACCTTTTACACCACGCCTGCGTGCATACAATGACATCTATCCTTTGGGTATATTATTACCCCAACTATTAGGTGCATCTTCAATAGCGTTCTGTAAAAACGATATTGCTGCGGATAAACCACCAATAACTGCTGCGTAAAGAATCTCTGATTCACTACCTAACATCAAGTTACCAGCAAGTCCACCTAAGAACCCTTGTACAAAAGTTCTAGCTGCTCTAATAGCTGCATTTTTCCAATATGACATTACTTTTTCTCCTTTAGTCCTAATCTGACCGCTGGATATTCTACTGTTGTCCATCCTTTTTCTGGATGCACAAACATTAATCGCTGGGTCGGTTTTCCTTGTGCCGCTAGATTTTCTAACGCATAATGGTTTGAACTTTCTGTACTGCCGCTACAACGTACTGTTATCCCATTATATTCTTGTTGATATATCTGATGCCAATGACCAAAAGCTACATCTTTAAAGTCTGGCATCTGACCATCCATAGCCGCTGCTTTCCATCCTAATACCTTTTTACGAACTCCATAAAATGGTATTCCTAATGAACCCCTAATCTGGTCGCCATGTATAAGTAGAGAACTATAGTTACCAATTCTATCTACTGCGAACCACGCTCTATCTCCATCGCTACCTTCTGGTATATCCCATGTAATACGTTTTTCATCTGCAAGAATAAGTCTTACTGTTTCATAAAGAAATCTGTCGCCATTATCTTCGTGATGATGTTGTCCAAATCTACCTAATCTACCATGATTACCTATGACTCCAACAAAATGTACTTCTTCAAAATTAGCTAACATAACTCTTAAAAAGTCTGCCATCATAGTTGCGCCATTTTTAAATATCTGTCTGTAAAGTCCAGAATCAACTAGCCATTGTTGACCAGCAAATATGTCTGTACCTTCTATTATGTCGCCTAAAGCCCATATATGTATTTTCTTTACTGGATGAGAAGCTCTTTGTATGTTGGTAAGTTCTACAACTTTTTCTGCAAACTCTGCAACACGACCAGCTGCAATTTCTGTATTGTAGCTTTTAGTAATCTTGCCTAATTGCCAGTCAGATAGAACTGCAACTGCAACTTCTTCTCCTTTTTTACGAGTATCTTTTTTAGGTGCTTTAACTTTTGGTATATCAATATCTGCTATTGCATCTTTAACTGCGTTAGTTACCGCAGCTTCTAATGTCGCAGTCTTATCACGTTCTTTATCAAGTTGTTTATGTAATCTTGATATAGTTGCTTTAAGCTCTTCGACTTTACGCTCTTCTTCAGCTTCTACTACAAAATCATCAAGCGACATTAGCATCATCCAGTCTGCTAGCTATTAAATCAAATATATACCTTGATGAGTATGTCCATCCGCATTTTTGTTTTAAGTATTCGCATAATGTTTTAATTGATACTTCTGGGTTGTTTAATTTATAATCTATAACTTCTTGAAGTTGCTTTGCGCCTTCTGGAGTTTTCCAGATTACTAATGATTCTTTTGCTTTTACAAAATCATCTAAAGAATTTTGTATTTCTTTTTGACTTTCGACCATCGTTTAACCGCCTTTTTCTTGGGTTGCTTCCATTTAGGTTCAGAACTATGAATCCAGTCATACATAGGAACTCCGCAACATTGAGTCGGTTTGTGGTCTTTATGACCAGTTACCATTATCTTTTTGTTATATTTTTCTTCGATAATGTCAACTAAACGTTCTAATGCCTTCTTAGCATTAGCATTAGGTCTATCTTGTATTCCACCTAACCAAACAACACTTATAAAAGTTCTGTTGATTTGACTTCTGCCACTATGTGCAGAATAAACACCAAATCCCCTAAGTTCTATAATTTCATCAGATACATTAGATATAGCGAAAGAATAACCTATGTCATCCCATCCCCTACTGTCCATGTGGTCTTTTTGTATTGATTGCAAGTAATGAAATACATCATCTATGTCGTTCATAGATGGACTTACCGCAGCGCCTGTGTAGTGGACTGTTAGTCCTTTAATATACGATTCATTAATAGGTGTGCGTTTTTTTGGGTCTAAAAGACCTGCACGCTCTCTGCTAATGATGTCATACATTAATCATTATGATACCAGATGTAGTGTTAGTTTCTAGTTTTTATACTAAATATTGTGGTATTACCACTTTACTTTATTAGCCCAATAAGCAGCTGACATTTTACCTTTTGCTATATTCTTAGCATGTCTTGCTTTAAAAGAACTTTTACGTGCTTTTTCTGATTTAGTAGATGGACTTTTACCAGCGCCTTTGACTCCTTGTTGACCAAATCTAATTAACTTATACTTGTTACCCTCTTTAGCCATAACAACATGTGATTTAGTTTTATGATTAGGTGTACGTTTAGGTTTATTAACGCCTTTAAGATTATTCTTTTTCATTTGTGCTTTTACGTGGTCTGGTGTTGCCATGTTATAAGCTTAATCTAAGTTAAGAAAAGTCCAAACATTTATGACATATATCAGAATCTATATCATCATAAAATGGTTGTAAACAATTATCGCAGTCTTTTGTGTAAAAGTATTCTGCCATTATCCTTGTAACTTAAAGAGTAATTGATTAAAGTTGCTTTCAAGCATATCAAGTTCACTATTAAGTTCCATTACCATAGCATCGCATGCGTTTTGATGTGATTTTATCTCTTCTATTGAGTTAAATACCCATCCAAAAGCGCCTATAACAAAACTAACTAATAATGTTTTGATAGTTTTCATATCTATTTTCATTTGTTCTCCTACATTAAAACGTTTACAAGTGTTGCGATGGATATTCCAGCGATTATCCATCCATATATCTCCGCTCTAGTAGGTCTTGTATTTATATCTTTTTGAAGTTCATCTAATTTGTTAAAAATCTTTTCAATATCTAGCATAATTTTTGCGGTCATTTCCTTTTGGGTATAATTGTTTTCTGAATTACTCATTGTTTTTGCAGCACTCACTACCATGTTCGCAGTTACATATCTGCACAAAAGAACCATCTTCTTTTACATTAACCATGCACATTAGTTTTTACCGCCACCTAATGGACATGTGCTACAAGAACCTGTACAAAATCCGCATATCATGGTAAGTCATCTTCCTTTAAATCTATATAATCGTAATCAGACCAGAAATAAGCTTTACTGTAAAAATTTCTGTTTTGCCAGTCATAGTCGCTTATTCTTTTAATAAGTTGATAAGCTTCTTTAAAAAAATAACCTAATAAAAATCCAATTACATAATCCATGATGGAGATTATATCATGTATCTAAGAAGTACCTTATATTTTTAAACTTTTTAAAAAAAGAACCATATAAATTACTTGTATTAACCAAAACTTTTTTAAATATTTTATTTTTTTCATTGACTATTTTTAAATTATAATTTTCTCTTTTATAAGGATAAAACACGCACAATGGTTGTCCTTGTTTAATCAATATTTCTTTTTTATTACTTTTAAATGCAATTTGAACATTAACTTCATGTATTTTATCACTTTTAAAAATACCATACATAGCTTCAAATTCTTTATTGTAAGAGTATGGTATAGGTGTTTGCCTTATACTATAACCATTATCTGTAACAACTCTGTAAGGTAATATAATTTTAAAAATTGCTTTTATAGTTTTGTCTGGTAAATAATCTACCATTTGATTATTGTTATGAATTTCAACAATTTCTCTTTTATTAGGTATATTAAAAGTTTTATAAACAATAGGTGTTTTCCATGACCAATTTTTTGTATCTTTATCATACGTAATTAAATAATCATTTGGCGCTAATATAACAAATCCTTCTTGGTATATTTCATTAAAAGATGGACATGATTTTATATTGTGTACAACATTTAATTGCTCACGATATGATTTGTTTTTAATGTTGCTTGGTGCAATATCTTTATACCATTTAGGTATAAAATTTTTAAGTGGTTGCGGATGAAGTCTTGTATTCTCTAATAAATATTTATCCTTAATTACAAAATAAATATTACTCATAATTTTTTTTCTTATGGTAATTGTTAGCGTAATTATTTTTTATTAATTTATTGTGATTAATTTGTTGCTCTATAACAAAATTATCAAAATCGTGATGTGTATAAGTAGAAATAAAATCAGTTCTTTTAATTGGTATTAACTGTGCAAGTGGTGTGTCTTTAGGAATT